GTTCAACACTAACAACGGAGTAGACAATGACAGAACCGAACCCGAAACTGAAGAACGAGTATGCTCCTTTCCCGGAGAGTGCCCCGCAACAGACACCAGTTGCTGTGGACGCTGCTGCTACTTTAGAGCAGTGGAATCAGATGGTGACGGCTACGGAGAAAGCGGCTGGTGATCTGGTTGCAAGCCCGGTAGTCCGTGAAGGATATCTGGCGCACGGTCATCCGGCAGACCTCGGCTTCATTCACCTGAACTCTATGACGAGTTCGCGCATCCGCAAGCGCTTCCCTCTTGCCACCAAGGACGAACCGCTGTTCGCTATGCTCTATGCCCAAGGCAAACTGATTGTCGGGCAGGGGCTGGTGAAGAAGTACACTGCCCGTAAGGAAGGCAAGACCTTCGACCACACCAAATGGATTAACAAAGAGTTTGACAAACTGTTTGATAATCTCGATAAGTATAGAGAGCAGTTAAGGGAGATTGCTTACAATGCCTCAAGAACTGACAAATGAACTTGACGACATCACTTGGCGCTTGGAGACTATCTTCAGGACTGACCCGAAGTTGATGCGCAAGTGGAAACCGAAGGTCAAGAAACTCGAAGAGGCTGCTACCAATGTCTCGCGTGTGATGTCTCTGGCAGACAAGTGGCCCACCGTGCCGCAGTCCCTGTTGCTGGAGTTCGCCACCAACGAGTCGGCTCCCTTCATCAAGGTCTGCATCGGTCTCACTAGCAGACGATATCAACTGTCGCCTACATCGCTGTGCTTGTGGTGGAGGCGTATGATTGCTTCCGGGCAGCAGCACATCCTTACCTACTTCTCGTGGGAAGGACTGAATAGGCTAGATGTCGAGACAGTGTGCGGCAACGATTTGCTCCGTGCCTGTACTGACAACATCGCCTTGCTGGATAACATCAGGAGTATTCTTGCAGATGACCAGACCGTTGACTTCCGTATCAGGGAACTCCTCGGTGGTCTCTCGAAGCAGTCCGATGTTAAGGCTGCTTGGAAGAAGTGGGTGATGACTAACCACCCCGACAAGGGTGGCGACCCCGAACACTTCCTCGAAGTCAAGGTTGTCTACGACGAGTGGCTGACCTTGCAGAAGGAGAACTGATGTCAGTGAAACTCGCTGTCGTTATCTGGGTTCTGGCTTGCACAGGACTCGTAGTATTTATCAACATCTTCAAACCCAAAAAATAGGAGACAACTATGTCTAAAATCAAGTACCCCGACTACACTTACAACCAGACCATCAGGATGCTGCGCGGTGATACCACTCCGGTGTCACTCGACTCTGCTCCCGGCCTGCTCGGTCATCACCACTTCGTTCTCGTCTGGGACGGAGACGCTGACCCGACCAACGCCAGCGTTACGCTGGGTATTCTCACCGGTGTCAGTATGACTGCCGACAAGATGCGCTTCACGGTGCACACCTGCTCGACTGACTTCGACCTCACCTATGACAACGCTGTTTACATCCGCAACGATTGCTGCCCGGAAGTTCTCGTGAAGACGGAAGGCGGTGCGTTTGTCGGGAAGTTGGTGGGCATCGACTACGACAAGGGTATGGCAGTGGTGCAGGGCAAGGACGGCGTTGGCTTCTGGTCTCTCTCCATCGTCACCTACATCGACGATGTGAACACTGACCGCCTCGGTCTCCGTCTCGCTGAACCGGCAAAGGAAGAGGCCAATGCATAAAACCGAAATCAACTGTCTGAACTGCGATGCGAAGATCAAAGCCGAGATTATCTACGGCGACGGTCTTCGCTTCTGTCCCGCTTGTGGCTCCACGAAGATTGTCACTGACACGGAGAACTACGAGCGCGTGAAATCTGAACTGAAACCTAAACAGGAAGAGCCTATGGCTGAAGAAAACGAACCCATCATCGGTGTGGATTCTGCCGCACCCGGAACTCACGACACCACTTCCGCTGACTTCGACAGGTCCCTTGGGACTGAAGTTGATTGCTTCGGTCGCGAAGACAACGCCGGTAAGATGTTCCCTTGTGACCCTATCCTCGCTGCGGATGCGGACTTCAAATACGAAGTAAAGGACGCTCCGGAACAGGGAACTGACAAGTGGCTGGAATGGCGTAAGCAGGGTATCACTGCTACTGAAGTGGCCTCGATTATGTACCCCTCCAAGTGGGGCAGTCCTCTCTCCATCTACACCGACAAACTGGGTCTCACCCAGAAAAGTCAGGATGACTCCGAAGGGTTTATGGAGTGGGGCCACCGCATTGAAGACCTGCTCGTGAACAAGTTTATGGAACAGCACAAGGGCTTCACCGTCTGCACGCAGGGTCGTCTGTATCAGCGTGACTGGGCAAAGTGTTCTCTTGATGCACAGTGCTTCGACGAGAACGGCGTGCCCGTCATCATCGAGTGCAAGACTGGTCAGCACGAAGAGAAGTGGGACCCGATTCCCGAACGCTACTACGCACAGGTGCAGTGGCAGATGTATGTCACTGGCATCCGCAAGGCATACTTCTCTGTGCTCATTCAGGGTCACATCTGGTTCGAGCGCGAAGTGGATTACTGCCCGGAGTATGTGAAGCAGTTGAAGGAAAAGGCGTTCTATGTCTGGGACTGCATCCAGCGTAAGGAAGCACCGGCAACCCTCGGCGACTTCGAGTCCGACAAGACTGCCATCGCTGCACTGGCCGGTGAGTCCGGTCACTCCGGTGAACCGCTGGAAACTGACGAACAGACTGTCGGCAAGTACCTCGCACTGAAGGAAGCCTACGAAAAGGCCGAAAAGGAGTTCAACGACTTCAAGAACTCCATCGCCTACAAACTGGTGGACCACAGTAAGATGGTGTGTGACGGCAAGACCTTCGCCACTTGGGTAGAACGCAAGGGTTCTGTCAGCATTGACAAGAATCTCCTCAAGGAGAAGTACCCTGAAATCTACAACGAATGTCTGAAGCAGGGTCTGCCGACTCGCTACATTATGTACAAGGTATAGGAGATATTATGATTGTAAAACTGGTATTTCCTGTCATTATGGTCTGGACTCTGGTCGCAGTGATTCTTCACTTCGCTGGAGTCGGGGCGTTCGCCGAGTGGGCTGTGACCGCAGTCCCCTGGCACTGGTCCTGTCTCTGCATCCTCTGGTGGGATTTGATTGTGGTACTGCTTTGCATCCTGCTGCAAGTCTTCATCAAGTGGATTCTGTGGGTAATGGATTAGCCTAGTCTCCCTGCTAGGCTGCCTCGCTCGGATTTCCAAGTCCTCTTGCCACAACACACCGAGCGGGGCATTAT